CATGGGGTGTCGGCGACGGGTCGACCACTTTTAATGTGCCAGATCTTCGCGGCACATTTTTACGCGGCACAGGCACTAATGGCACTTACGGCACCGCTGTTGGTCAGGCTGTTGGCACATACGCGGCAGATACATACCTAAATCACAGCCACGCTGTCACAGATCCAGGTCATGGTCATAGTTATTTTACTGTTTCAGCTTCTGGGCGACAATCCGGGTCTAGTACACTCTGCTATTTGGATCCCGGTGTAACAACTACCACAGGCACAGCCACAACTGGCTTGACCGTAAACACATCTACGACCGGCGGCACGGAAACAAAGCCAAAGAACTATGGCGTGCTATACATCATCAAGACCTAGTATTATAGTGAGGCATTATGGATCCGTTCACACTAGCCCTTTTAGGCGGCTCTGCTTTAGCCTCTGGCGGCTTAAGCTACATGGGGTCGCAGCGTGCAGCCGGAGCGCAAAGCGCTGCCGCGCAGCAATCGGGTATGCTTGGCCTCATCGCGCAGCAACAAGCCCGCGACGAAGCTCGACGCATGGCCGAACAGGGCGCAGCGGCTGGGCGTGAGTTCTATGGCAAAGGCCGTGAGGATCTTCTAGCTCAAGGCCGCACAGGCGCTGAAACAGCAAGAGAATTTTACGGTCAGGGCGTTGGCTTCCAAGAGCCATACATGGGCGCAGGCGCTGGGGCTACCAATCAGCTCGCGCAGCTCTTTGGTCAAGGCGGCGCGTATACGCAACAGCCTACTTATGAACAACTCCAGATGGATCCTGGCTACGCCTTCCGGCAACAACAAGGCGAGCAAGCGATGCTCAACGCCGCTCGCGGTGGTGGCCTAGCTGGATCGGGCGCTGCGTTAAAGGCTGCTACACGTTACGGCCAAGAGGCAGGTAGTCAGGAATATACTAACGCCTATAACCGCTTTATGGCTAACCGCGCGCAAGCAGTGCAGGGTCTTCAGAATCTTGCAGGCACTGGCGCAGGGGCTGCGGGCACAGCGTCACAACTCGCCGGAAGCATGGGCAACGCTCTGTCGGGCAATCAATTTAATGTTGGCTCTAACCTCGGCACGATGGCGTCTAACGCTGGTTCGACCGTTGCTGGCGCATACACAGGTGCGATCCCAACGATGGCGGCGCTTACATCAGCTAACCCATACGGGCAGGCGATGGAGAATGTCGGACAGGCTAGAGCTTCTGGTTATGTCGGCGGTGCATCAGCGCTTGGTAACGCATTAAACAGCGGTATGGGTAATGCGCTGGCGTATACCATGATGAACAATATGTATCCGCAGGGGCCGTCAGGATCATATCAATTTGGCGGACAGAACGTTCCTTATTTTAATAGGTGATTTAGATGCCTGTTGATTACACTATAGCTGCACGCGGCGCACAGGCTAACGCAGCTCCTGACTTTGCGAACATGCTGGCGCAGTATCAGATGATGGGTGCTCGCGCGCAGCAAAATCAGTTGGCGCAACTTCAGATGCAAAAGCTACAGCAAGAGCAAGAGCAACAAAATTCTTTTCTTAATACATTGCGTAACTTGGATATTAACTCTCCAGATGCAATTAATGTACTAGCGCAAGGCGGTAATTTATCTGAAGCATTGCAAGTTCAACAAGCTCAACGGCAAAATGAAGCACTTCGCGCTCAAACGGCAGCGCAACGCGCGACCGCTGGATACCACACAGGTATGCTCGGTATAGCGCAGTCTAAACTTCCTTTTGAAGAGCGTAAATTAACGCAGGAAGCTCTTAAAGAAGAGCGACTTGCTGGTGAAGCCCAATCTAGAGCTGCAAAAACACAATTAGAAAAAGACGCCGAAGTATTTAAGTCCGCTGAAAATAACGCGGCTAAAATCGTTATGGCTGGCGGTAAAGGCTATGAGCAGTTCTATAAAAAATTGCCTACAGAATTACAGGCGGTTTTAGATCCTAAATATAACGAAGAAGGATTGACAAACTTTACGACGCAAATGTCTACGTTTCAAGACCAAATAAAGCGTCGTAATGAATATGACACTAAAGAAGTAATTAATCCTCAAACGGGACTTAAAGAGACCATTTATTTTCTTAAGTCTGCACCAGAAAAAGGTGCTAAAACTATCCCTGGCAGCGCTGGCGCTGTGCCAGAAAAGTATGGCTTTATGCCTGGGCCGGAAGGCAGCGCTACGGTTATTCGCACAAGTCCGACGGCTGGCACCGCTGAGTCCTTACCGCTTACTAGCGGCATACCTGCGCCTCGCGTTCAAGCTACGCCAGAAGGCAAGTTAACGCCCCGCGTTGATATGGGCGCGCCTCCTGGCGCTCCGGCTAATGTGCCAGAGCCGTTGCCTGGAACGCCTGAATTTACTAACCGTCGCTTTGGCCGCGAGGCTTTGGAAGCTATTGGATTTGACCCTAAGACGGGCGAAGACCGCGTCTCTAAGCTCATTAAGAAATCTACAAGCGGTGGTATGGAAGCACTGGGCGCGGGCGTTAGCGGATTCTTTGGCCGTGCTACGGAAGGCGCTAAAAAGATAGGCCAGATCAAACCTATTATCAATAATCTTATCTTGGATAAGATGAACGGTAAACTTGGCGCTGGCATATCGAACGAAGACCGCGAGTTCTTTAAATCAACGCTAGGTAATTTAGACGATCCGTCTATCCCCGCCGAAGTACGTCTTGCGTCTTGGGGCGAGGCTAAACGCCGTCTTGCTAAATACGCTGGCGGTATGCCATCCCCTGCCGATAATCGTCCATCTCTTAACGAGATCTTTAAATAATGGCTAATTTTTCCGCTAAGATACAGACAGCGCGCGATGCCGGATACTCTGATGAAGAGATCAAACGGTTTCTTATGTCTACGCCTGAAGCGGAGAAAGCTAAAGAAGCAGGCTATACAGATGTAGAAATTGCTTCGCATTTTGGGTTAGCGCTGCCCGAAGAAGCTGAACCAACATCAGCGTTTGATTTTAGAAGCCCTGGAACAAAAGCGGTCGCTGATTACGTTGGCGAAACAATTGGTAATGTCCCAGCGAGCACGCTTAATCTCGCGCAAGGCGTCTATGAGACAGTAACGCATCCTGCGGAGACAGCGGCAGCGTTAGGACAGGCTGCTATGAGTCCTGTTCAGACTGCCAAGGCTGTCGGTGGATATTTTGGTGAGCGTTACGCTTCGCCGCTAGAGACTTTTAAACAAGATCCTATGGGCGTTTTATCCGATATATCTGCCGTTGCTGGCGGCGTTGGATTAGGCGCACGATTGGGCGGCAAAGGCGCTTTAGCTCAGAACGCTATGCGCTTGGCCGAACGAACAGCGCCATCAAATCTATTAGCAGGCGCTGTGCAGGCTCCTTTTAATGTTGCTGCGCCTGGATATGAGTTTGCGCGCAATATGATGGCTCCTAAATACGCAGCTTACACGGCGGCGGCTGAAGGTAGAACGCCAGAGATCATTGCAGCGCTGCGTAGCCCTCAAGCGCAGATCGTTCCTGGGTCTATGCCTACGGCAGCTCAAGCGACTGTGCCTGTTGGCGCTACTAAATTCCAAGCGCTTGGCGCTACGGCTAGAGAAGTCATGCCTTCAGAATATGACCTGCGGGCGGAGCAACAAGCCGCCGCACGTCTCAAGGCATTACGAACTGTTGCTGGGTCTGAGCGCACGTTAGAAGCTGCTAAAACAGGCCGCGCTAAAGAAGCGTCATATCTATACGGTAAAGCAGATAAAATGCTTGTGCCGGAAGATAAGAAACTAACTGAACTATTGACGCGGCCTTCAATGGATAAGGCGCTTGCACGCGCTGAAGAGTTGGCCGCAGAGCGCGGTCATACGTTCCAGCTAGGCGAGACTAAGCCTGCCACGACTGTTGAGTCAGCTATCGTTGACGAGTTTGGTCAGCCAATTAAGCGCACAATTCCTGCAACAACGGCCAAATATCCTGTTAGCAGTCTGCACGCGCTTAAGATGTCGATGGATGATCTTATCCGCAACCCAGAGCGTTTTGGTATCGGCGCGTCTGAAGCCGCAGCTATCGGTAATACGCGCAAGCAGTTAATTGGTTGGATCAAACAGAAATCGCCGCTTTATGAACAGGCGCGCGGTCAGTTTGCCGCGCGTAGCGGCCCGATCAATCAAATGGAGATCGGCCAATATTTAGAAAGCAAATTGCTGTCGCCTTTAGCCGAAGAAGGCCCACAGCGCGCGGGTGTGTTTGCAACCGCTGTTGAAGCTGCGCCGCGCACAATCAAACAAGCGATTGAAAGCGCGCCGCGCTTTGAAAAACTTTCGCAGGTATTGACTCCATCACAAGTTAAGACGGTTAACGATATCCGCGACGATCTAGCGCGTGCAGCCGAAGCGGATCGCATGGCGCGTGTCGCCCGTGAAAGCGCGCCTGACGCGAAAGAAGTTACTAAAGGAACTATACCTCGCGCTCCTAACTTGCTGAGTAAAATTACGACTAGCGTGAATTTATTTATGAACAAAACGCAAGGCCATATAGATAGAAAGCTGGCGCTTGAGATCGCCGCCGAGATGCTGGATCCTGAACAAACTGCAAAGGTTCTTGAAGACGCTGTTGCGTACGCAGAGAAGACCAAGAAGACCGCAGAAAAGATGAAAGGTATGGGCGCAGGTGTGAAAGAGACTGTGCAGAAACTTGGCCCCGCGATCTCTGGCGCTGTTACAGTTCAGAACGTGATGCGCCGCAGAGACAATCAGAATGCGATGGCGAGATGACACCAATGGCTGAGTATCAAGTGTTTTTTGATGTGGCCGTTGGAATCATCGGCGTCCTGGGCGGATGGGTATTGAATACCGTCTGGGGCGCTGTCAAAGATTTGCAAGAAGCCGATAAGGATCTGGCCGATAAGGTCGCCGCTATCGAGGTTCTTGTAGCAGGGCGCTACGTTACCCGCGATGAATTTAATTCAGCGTTAGGCCAAGTGTTCGCAAAACTTGACACCATTCGAGATCTTGTAAGCCAGAAAGCAGACCGGCGATGAAAGAGAACTATCCACAGGCGCTAAAGCAGGTTCTCAAATA